TAGCCTGCGTACAGCACGCAACGAAGGTCCGGCTCTTCCAGCGCTTTGCGCGTGGCGGCGGCCAGGTTGTAGATGCGGATGGTGTGGTCATTCGGCTCCTCGTCGGCGTCCTTCGAGATATCGAATGTCATCCGGATCGGAGGCAGAATTTCCAGGCCTTTTGCGCCGCCTTTGCCCACCAGGAGCCGGTAGACACGGTTAAACCTGGCCATCTGAGATTTCCTCCGCAGTGGCGTACTGCAGCGCAACTTCCCCGGCGGGCATCGCCGCACGGCTTACCGTGTCGCGCCGGTCCGGCGCCAGCGCCACCAGTTCCCCCGCCGGCACGTCCAAATGCCGATAACCGGCAAGCAGCGGCGTGTCGGGCACCACGCAAATGCCTGCCACGATCAGCTCGTTGTATGCGTTCTCGATCGACATGGCCCATAACTCAGCCTCGCTATTCCACGACAGCCGCAGGAAATAGGTGATGCCGTCCAGCTCCACTTCGGTAAGGCTGTCATTCGCGTCCAGCACAGGGATGACTATCAATTTCCCCACCCCGTCATTTTGCTGAAATCCGTCTTTTGCTTCGGCGTCGCCTCGGCTCCGTTGGTCTTGCCGGCGTTGGTTTTGGTTTGCCCCGCCTTGCCGCTGGCACTCCCCGATGTTTTCTCGGGCGGGATATCGGCTTGCCGCAGGGCCACCTTGCGGATCTTCTTGAAGTCCGCCGATATCTCGAAACGATCACCGGCCTCGTTGGATCGGCCGATCTCGCACCGTTCCATTACAAAGTCCACGTAGACGTCCAGGCCCGTCGTCACGGTGATGGGAAGCCGGTCCGCGTGGATCTTGCGCAGCGCATCCTTCGCACCGATGAGTTTCGAACGACCGGCCCCTCCAGTAAGACTCCCGAGCGTCCCCCCGCCTCGGATCGAGTTGCCAGCCCCCGCCACCAGCCCCCCGAGTAGGGAGACCTCCGCCGCCGTGACCCAGCCGTCCAAGGTCAACACTTCGGATTCCTGCACCACGTGGTCGGTTACCGGGGGGCCATCCTCCACGGCGTACTCGGTCGCACGGCTGTTGAGCGACGTCTTCTCGCTTACCAGCGCGTCAAGGGGCACCGTGCCAATGCTGGTGCCGCCATTCCACCCGAAAATCATTGCCACAAAGCTCATGCCCTTCCCCTTCCTTACCTGCTGTCTTCGACGCCCGTGACAAAAAAGCGCTCCATCGCGTCGACAGTGCGTTGCCGCCCGGTGGCCATCCCGCGTTGCGTGGCGGCCGCGACCGAATCGGGGTTGGAATTCGGCGCATGGACCGTTATCTCGGTATGGTTTTCCACCTTGACGGGGCCACGACCGCTGGGCGCGCCGGCTTGGGTCACCGAGCCGCCCGATACAAACGGCATGGGCTGCCCGCTGATGATTGCCCGCATCGCCGGCCTGTCAGCCAGCGCAGGCCCGCGCTTTGGCGAGGTAATGATTGCCATAGTCTCCTCGTCTGGCCCATCGGGAACGAGGCCCTTGAACCAATTCTTGGCCTTCTCAACCTTGTCCGAGATCCACGTTTGGATAGCGGTGCCGATTTCCTTAATCTTGGCGATCATCCGCTCGCCCATGTCAGAGAAGAACTTTCCGAGACCCTCGAAAGCGTCACGCCAATGCTTAAAGGCGCCGTCCCAATCGCCTTTGAACATGGCGATAACGCCAAGCACAATGCGCTTCCAGAACTCCCAGATCGCCTCGATATATTCGAGGACGGGACCGAAGAACGAGCCATCCGCAGCCTGACGCAGGCGTTCCCAGCTGTTCGCCAGGAAGGTGTTGATTTCGTCCCAATAGTCCCAGATCAACAGCAAACCGGTCAGGATCAAACCGAAGACGCGTGCATACGGATTTGCCATGACCGCCCGCCACAGCAGCGGAATTGCGGTCCTGGCCAGGAACATGATCAACCCCCGAATAGGAGCGAGAATTTTCCAAAGGCCATACACCAGGACGGAGATAGTCCCCCACTTCTTAATCCAAGGCCCAAGCTCTTGGCCAGCGCCGCCGAGCAGGTCCTTGACGTAGATGAGCGCGCCCTTCACCGCGTCGATCTCGTCTCGCCATTCCTCCACGCGGCCGATCAGCTCGCCCGTTACCGAGACGTCGCCACGAAGCCATCCAGCGATGTCGTCGCCTATCAAATAGATCGTAGTGAGGATGGCCGCCATGCGCAGCAACGGGGCCAGCGTCCGACGCCACAAGGCAAGCATCCGCAAAGCGCCAGCAGGACCGCGACGCAAGGCCATGGCGCTATCAAGTCTTAACGCTGCGCGCGCAGCGCCAATCAACGACCGCGTCAGGCCGCCAGATTGGAACGTAGCCAAGCGCAGCCACCCAAGCAGCTTCACCAAGCCCCAGGACGCGCCCGTCAACGCCAAGACCTTGACCAGCGTGGCGATGTTGTCAGCCATGAACTCGATCGACTTGGTAACACCGAGCACCACCGTGCGCCCCGCGGTCAGCGTCTTGCCAAAGAAGCGCTGGAAGGCGTCATTCCATACCGTCATCGCGTCTGCGACAGTGACGGGCATGCTCTCGGCCTCGATACGCATCTTGGCCAATTGAGACTGCAGCGCGGGTAGGAAGCGGTCCGTGGTGACCTTGCCCGCTTTCACCTGTTCAAGAAGTTTGTCCGTCGTAATTTTGAGGCCATCAGCCAAAGCCACCTGCAGGCGGGGAGCCGCACGCATGAGCGTGCCGTACTCGTCCATGCCCATCTTGCCCTGCATGATGGCTTTGGTCAGGGACGAAATGACGGATTCCTGGTCTTGCGCCTTGGTGCTGGATAGCGCCATGCCCAGAGACAGGCTCTCGGTCACGTCCACCGTGTCTTGCGTCGTCTTGCCAAGATCGGCCATCGTGCGCCGCGTGCGCACAAATAGCTCAGCGTTAGAGGCATAGGACTTGTATGACACGCGCGAGATCCGCGCCAGATCCTTGTCGACCTCGGCGTACTCCTGCGCCGTGCTGGTCGCCTGCCGCATCCGCGCTTCCATCTGGCCCCAGGCGTCGATATCACCAAAGATGCGTTTGACCAAAGAAACGCCCAGCACCGCGCCAATGATCCCGCGCAATCCAGAGAATGCGCTTTGCTGCTCCTTGATTGCGCGCACGCCTTGCCACTGTGACCTCGTCAAGCGGTCCTGTGCCTGCCGCGCGTCCTGGATTCCGAGGCGAATCCCTTGCCACGTGCCGATGCCGACCTCGCGCACAGTGTGCAAGCCGCCCCGGACCCGCCCTAGGAGCCCGTTGTAGGCACCCTGAATTTGCGAGAACTTGCCGCGCGCGCCCGCCACATCAACAGGAAAGGAGACGGGCCGCCCGCGTTCCGCGGTTACCACCGGCCTGCGTGGCGCCACCGGCGCCGGTCGGGGCAACCCCATAGGCGAGGGAGCCGCGGGGACAACGGGCGCGGCCGCCGGCGCGGCCGCCGGCGGCAAGCGTTGCGGCAACACCGCCGGCCGAGTGGCCTCATCGACGTTCGGAGTATGTGAAGCCGGCGGCCGCTGGGGCGCAACAGGCACCGGCATAGGCCGAGGTGCCCAAGCGCTTGGATGCACACCGGCGCCTACTGCAACCTGGCGCATGGCCTGGACAGTCTTCGCGCTGGCCGCGCCCATCGCTGCCTGTGCCGCCTGATAGGCCTGCTGATACTTCTTCAGCCCGGCCTCATCCACCTCGTAACGCAGCAGCGTCACCAGTTCGCGTACCGTAGTCATCGCTATCCCATTTTCCTTTGCGACGCCGCCTGCGCGGCCTCCTGCGCGTCCATCAGCGCGTTCAGCTTCAAGATATCCAGGAGATCAACGTCGCCGCGCTTGACGGCATCCAGGCTGAGGTGGCGGGCCAAAATGGGCCGCCAGATGATCAGCTCTCGTTCGAAGCCTGCGTCAAACCGCCCGACAGGCTCGCCAGCTTCGCGCGGGCCGGACCAAAGCGGCCGGCCCAACGCGCCAAAGGGCCGGCGAAGTTGTGCTCAAGGATGTGAAACAGCAACTCCAGGATTTCCGAAAAATCGGAAAAGGCCATCCCGCGATGGGCCGGCGTCAGCTTCTGCGGATCGCGGCCGGCCAGCTCGAACGTGACCAGTTCGGAATCAATCAGACGGTCCGCCCAGCCCGCCAGCGCGTCCCCGCCCAGCCGTACCGACAGATCGCGAAACGCCTGCAGCATTGCCTGCTCGTCCTTGGCTTGCGCTTCACCTTCGCCGCCGAACACTGCCGCCAACATCGAACCCGCCGCCGGCAGTACTTCCTTTTGCAGGTCGCCCAGCAGCTTCAGTTGGCGGAACGGATCAAATCGAGAAATGCGAAAGACCGTGGTGCCGATCGTGACTTCTTTGCTGGCGCTCATTAGGTGTTACCCCCCACAACGTTGATCGACGGTCCGGTTTCAATCGTCCACTCACGATTGCCAACCTTGGCGCCGTATCCAGCGTCCGGCATCTTCACGACCCAGGCCGAATCCGAGGCGTGCAGCGAAGTGCCGCGCAGATCGGTGATGGCCACCGGCACTGCGCCGTTGCCATCCGTCGATTTGTCGGCCTGGTGCAAGGCCGTCAGCGCCGCATTGCTGGCGCTGGTTTGCATCAGCGTGACGGTGATGCGCAGGCGGGAGTCCCGCGACATGGAGCGGGCCACCTCGCCGTCGACGCCGGCGACGGACGAAATACCCTCGCCGATTTCAGTCACCGTCACAAAGGTGTCTTCGGCCAGGCCCGACAGGGGCAAAGCCCCCATAACAATCTTCACCTGATTCGGTGCGTAGGTTTTAACGGACATGCTTATGCACCCCGATTACAGTTGTTGATAGGTCAGGTTGCCTTTGATTTCGGCAACATGGATTGCGCCAGCCAGGCGGGCACTGAATTTCAGGTCCCGCAAGATCCGGTTCGCTTTGTCGTTCGACGAAATGCTGGCCGCGCGCAGCACAGTGATGACAAAGCCCGGAATCTTCCGGCCCGCGTCGTCGATTTCATCCGGCGCGATCAGCCCTCGGCTCTGTCCCAGCATCAACGCCTGCCGGATGCCGTTCACGATGACCTGAATGCCCTCGTCGGTGTACGGCACCTTGCCGTCAGCGTTGATCAGCTGCGAGGCAACGTTGATCTTGACCTGCTCGGCCAGCCAGTCACGGCCACGAATGACGTCGATCCATTCGCCCGCCGCGACCTTGCCGTTTTGCGTGACGGCGAAATTGCGCATCTGCTCGAAGGTGTTGGCGTTCTTGGCGTGCGCGGCCAGCGCTTGGCCTTCGGCCAGGTTGTCATAGGTGACGCCCGCCAGACGCGCGTTCGCCCAGGTTTCACCGCCGGGGTAATACGTGAAACGATTGGCGGCGATCGCTGCCTCAAGCGCCTCGGTGCGCGCCTGGCCGTGATACCAGACGTGCGTGCGGAAGTACTGCTTTTGCTGGCACTTGGAGGCGATATCGCTGGACACGGCGGCGTCGATGATGCCGGCCTGGTCGCTGGAGACGCCGAACAGCCGTTCGTTAGACTCGACCCACTCTGCGGCATCCAGCACGTCGGACTCGACGCGGCTGGCCAGCGCCACTCCGTACCAGTCCGCGCTCTCACGTAAGCAGGCATTCAGCGCCGCCGACGGCGTCTCGGTGCTGGTGGGCGCCGCCAGGTGCAAGTTGCCCTTCACGGCCACCGCAACGGCCTGGCCCGTCTCATTCGCGGTTACGGAGATCTCCGCCCCAACGGCGACCGCCGTGACTGGTGCGCCCGCCGCAGTGATTGCGGCAACCAGCGCCGTCGCGATAGTTTGCGGCGTGCTGTTCGCTTCGCCGGCCACGCTTGCCTGGGCGGTCTTGATGTCGCCCACGGCGTCGCGCCAAGTCAAAGCGACCGAATAGTCCGACAGCGATGCGGTGGCCACGGTGAACCGGGATGTGTCCACTTGGCGGCGGCCGACAAACACGCGAGTCACCGTAGGGATCTGCTTGAAGGCGTCGCGCACGGCGACATAAAGCGGATCATTCGGCGCAATACCCAGGTCCAGCAGTTCGCCGGGCTCGGTCACCACCATGATGCGGTTGACACCCAGCGCGTGGGCGCCCAGGACGAGAAGGTCAGAGAAGCTCTGTTCCTTGATCGCCGTGGTGTTCAGGGAGATCGCCACGTTGACGATCCGGTCGATTTTTGCCATGTGCGGCTCCAATGAAAAAAGCCGCCAGGAGGCGGCCAGATGGCGATTGCGCGTCGCGGCCGCTATGGCGCGGTCACGACAGTCGCGGTAAAGGGGGTTTCGATGCCCGGCGTCAGCCCGCCGGAAGTGGTGACGGTGCCAGTCACGATTTCGATGATGCCGACAAACTCGGAATGGACGCGGGTGTATCGGATTCCAAGCTCCAGCATTCCGCGGCGCTCAAAGCGGACGGTGTCGCGCATGACTGGAATGTTCTGCAGGCGCCCGATCTCAAACAGGGCAAGGCCCAACGCCTCGGCCCGGTCTTCATACACGGGGTGTCGAAGTCTCAGCGCCAGTTCGTCCAGCGCGTCGTAGGCTGTGGCCCGGAAGCTTTGCAGCTCGACCACGGCATCGTCGTGGTGATGCACTTGCTGGGCGCCCTCACCGTCGACCCTCCCCGCCTCGGCGCCGCTGACCTTGGACCAGCGCACAGCCAGCATGATGTACGGCCCTTCCGGCCGTGGACCGTTGTCGTCGGCGAAGATCACCGGCATACCGCCCGCGGCGGCCTCGATCAGTTCGAAAATCGCGTCTTCGGGGTTCATGGCCGTCCAAAAATTAATAGAGCATCGATGGGACTATCGGCCACTCCACGCCTACGCGCGCGCCGACTCGATGCCGCCCTACCCGGTAGCCTGGAATGCCCAGCCGGGCCTGGGGAGTCCTCCGGACGATTAGCCCCGTCCGGCCCCGGACCAGGCGGCCGGGAATCCTTGGGCTTACTGCATTTCAGAGG